TTAATTTCTGCTTGTTTAAGAAATCACCAAATTCTCGCCCTGTTGAATTTGATTTTGCATACCGCATCTGCATTGCTCTTGCCCGCGCAAGACGAGACAAATGCTCATCAAAATTTACACCAGGAGAAACGTAACTAGAAGGCGGTAAAAGTTCAGGTTTTAAAACATTTAAAGATAAATGCTGAACATCGCCGCCCATAATTTCACCACCGGTATGGGGGATAACGCCATAACCGCTGTCAGTTAAATAATCATAAAATTGTTCTTTAGGAGTCAAGTCACCAAAAATGTCGGTTGCTATGCCCGCTTCAGAATTGGCTTGCGCTAAAAGTGCACTAAGCTCATTTTGAATATTATGATAACCTTTTGTTTTTGCTGAAGATGTATGCAGGTTTCTAAGAGCATCTAATTGAGTGTTGACGCCCTGATCATTTGATAACTGTGGATAGTTTTGATAAATAAAATCTTTCCATTCGTCAGCAAGATTTTCAAACATTTCCTTAGATCCGCCAGCTGTTCTAATATCCATAGCTTTAAGGTCGCCAACGGACTGGATCACTCCATCAGAATCTTTAACAACCGGCAAATCCCAATAGTTTTGTCCGCCAACATTTGGTGTACCCATTTGAAATTTTGGTTGCAAATCTCTATTTTTAAAATAGTTATACGGGTTTACTTCGTCTAGGTATTGGAAAAAGGCGTCATCCATGTGAAGCGCAATTTGTTCAGGAGTGTTCTTCCAACCTTTCATTTGATCTTGTATTCGCTTAATTGTATCCGCTTTCCATTGTGCAGATAAATTATCTATTTGTTGATAATAGCCTTCAGAAAAAGGCATTTCTGCTGGACGGAAATTATTATTGGGAGAAAGATAAAGACCGCTATTCGGATCCACGACAGCTGTTTTTGAATACGATCCTTTTGTTCCCCGTACTACGGGATGCTTAAATCTAATTTCTTGATTTAAGGCGGCTTCTTTCATTCCGTAGTCAACGTTTCTATTCCCAAACTTTTTCAACATGCTTTCAAAAGCGTTTTGAGGGTTTTGTTCAAAAACTATAGGACGAATTGAATCGTTAATTATTGCCAAAGCTTCTTCTTTTGTTGCGACACTGTCAAGAAGTTCTTTAACTGTCATGTCACCAAAATCTTGTCCGTAATATGGGCTATCAGTGCGAAATGGAATATTGCTAGCGCGAGAATTTAAACCAACAAATTGATTTCTAAAATCATCCAATTGAGCTTTTCTGATTTCTTCTCCAATTTCTCGATATGGAATTTGTTCTCCGTAAACACTCCCGCTACTTCCATTTCTCATCCAAGGTTTGTCGTATACGCCGTAGCCTGGCATTAAATCATCAACAAAATTTTTAGGCAAAACAGACGACGGGAATCTATCTCTGATAACTGGATTGCCCATGTCGTCAAGATACGTTAATGACATGGCACCGGAATCAGTGTTGTATATACCGCCACTAAATGCTTGCGTCGCACCGGATCCACGTCGACCTCTAAGTCTTGCAGCTTCTTTCATAGAACTTAATTTAGAAGGAAGAGAAGCGCCCTGCGGATTTGTATGCCAAAATCGTTGAAACCCTTCAGGTAGTTTTTCAATCCATTCCGGTCTGTTCATTCCGGTTACTCCAGTAGCTGAAGCACCATATTCAATTCCAGGTTTTACCATTGATTGCTGTTGAAGCAAAGCTAAATCACCGGCAGCTTCACGAGCTTCACGAGTAATGCCTTCAAGACGTGGAGGAGCGTATTCAAATGGTTGCATTAACGGTGGCGTCCACCCGCTTCTTGCTTGTGCTCGTGCCGCCCTACTTGCGGCAAGGCCTGAGAAGAAGTTTTTACCAGCCTGCTTTAAGGGTGCACTGGATTGGGCAGCTGTCCTAACTCCGGGAATAACGCTAGCAATGTTTATAGCATCTTCGCCTAGAGCCATAAGTCGTTCCGAGGTGCTTGCGCCGCTAAATGGGTTCAATGCCGTATCGGCGTTTTGCAAAGACGCGGTACGCCCAAAAGACTGTAAAGGGTATTTGATTAGGTTGTCACCCGCAAACTTGATCATCTGCCCTACGGAGTCAGAGTAGACGTCTCCACCCATGTAAGGGGCGATGGTCTTTACAGGAACACGCTTGTCGTAATATGCCCTGTAGTTAGCCTCGGCTTGCTGACGGGAATCAATGGCCTGTTCCGCTTGCCGGACGTTTGTGAACTGTTTTCTTGGACTAACAGTGCCAGCGTTGGCTGAGGCTACAGTGGTGCCGCTATTGTTAAGCGCCTCTAGCCAGGCAGCAGGAATCTCCGGCTGCTCAGGGACAGCTGGAGTTCTCTTCTTAGGCGTGACAGGCGGACGAAGCATTACTTCTCCGGCAAAAGATTGTAGCCTTCAGGAAGAAGCCCACGCGCATACATTAGTCTTTTGTTGTTGAGAGCAATTTCTCTTTTGCGATTGGCGATCATATTTTTAATAGCCTCTTCATATGCTCCCCTGTTGGGAAAATAAGAATCAGCATCGTAAGAAACTTTTCCAAAAATTTCCAATGGCCCTGGAACTGCGGCCGCTTTATTTCTCCCATCAACCAATTCTTTAGCAAGATTAGCATCATCAATTACCCCCTCTGCCCTACCTCTTGTAAGATAGGTATTAATGGAATCGATGCTCATATTGTTTGAAAGTCGATCAGACCAAGCCATTGCATCCGTAGTTGCACGATCAGCCAATGTGTCATACCCTGCGCCAGTTCTAGGGTCGCTCAATCTCCATTGGTAGGCGTATCCATCTAAAGCGTCTTTTGCCGCTCCCATGTTCTTGGTTACATTGGGGTCAACGTAAGTTAATGATGGGTTTTTTGTTGTGTGGAGCCCATATTCATATAGCGGGGGGGCGGTCATATTTTGCGGCAAACGCACTCGGGCAAACGGATTACGTGCAGCTCCTGCTGTCCGCATAGCAGGGAATACGGATGCAAAGTTCATGGCATCTTCGCCAAAAGCACCAAGTCGTTGTGTAATGCTTGCCCCGCTGTTCGGGTTGAAAGCTGTGTTTGCATTTTCTCCTTTAAGAGTGCGCCACATAGATTTTGCCGGATTCCCAACAAGAAAATCGCCAACCTTTGCAGCATCTACTGCCAGGCCATACAAGCCACCCCACTTATTGGAATCGTAGGTTCCGTACTTACCCCCGTCGACCATTTCCCCCGTGCCGGGATTTGGTCTTGATGGCGCTTGTGGAGTCGCAGCAGTTTTTCTGTTGGTAAGTGCTTCTAGCCAGGCAGGAGTAACAATTTCCGGGGCATCCTGGAAAGTTCTCTTCTTAGGCGTGACGGGTGGACGAAGCATTACTTTACTTTTTCATCTCCCGACGACCTTCATTATCTGTGTATCCGTAGGTGACTTCGGTGATATTGCCGCGCTTGTTGTATTTGGTAGCCGCACCGCGATTATAAGGCGGAAGGGTTTTGTTTGTTGCGTTTAATTTGGCCTGATCTTTTTTCATGACGCCGCTGAATGTTTCGCCAAACCCTGAATTGCCGTATTTGTCTCGGCGGTTACGCCCCCGGCCTGCTTTTTCTTCTGCAAGACGTTTTTTTGCTGCTGATCCTGAATCGTTTACTGCCATTGTTCTAAATACCTTCGGGGATAATGAGCAGCTCTAATCCTGCCTCTTTAGATAATACAGGAGCGTGAAAGGTAATGGTAGGGACGTATCCAGGGGCATCGTCGTCAACTACACCAGCGTCTACCAGCCCGTCAATAGCTGCCTTGGCTGTGGGGTAGCAGGCCCCAGTGTCTTGAAACTTGCGGTCAGGCAGGATTGGGGTAACCTCGATACGGATAGACCGGAAATGGGGAATCCCGGCCTCAAGCGCAGCGTCTCGGAACGCCTCCCTCCACCACTTGGTAATGGCAGCCCGCTGATAGTGGGAACCCTTCTTACGCTCCTGGTTAGTTGTCCAGGGGCGCTGGCCCTTCACTATCACGCTGTATTCCATCAGGGCACCGTATCACCAGTCTCAATGGCCCTACGGCGCTTGAGGGTTTCAATAGTACGCAGACGGTCACGAGCACTACGCATCACATCTTCAATTTGACTATCTGCCTGGTACGGAATACCTGGAAGAGAGAACAAGCGTCCAACAGCTGCCAACCTGCCACCGTACTTGACATTGGGTTGACGAGTGCGTGGGTTGAGACGAACTTCGCCAGTGTCGTAACGAGCAACCGGACCAAGGGCAATGCGAGTACCTGGAATGCGTGATCCGGGTGCAACGTTCATGGCGCGGCTAACAATTGGGAACTGCTGTGCAGTAAATCCAAGCAATTCACGTGGGCGAGTAAAAGGAAGAAGTGGCGGTGAAATTTCTGATCCGCTGAGTGTGTACGCACCACTTCCCGACGGCCTAGAAATCGGCTGGAAGCCTTTGGCAATATTTCTTCCAGTCAGCACCGCAGCACCAATACGTGGTACGGGGCCAAGGGTGTTAAGCGCTGGCCTAACATCCTCGTCGGCAAGGACTGAACCAATTGGACCACCGAAAACGTCACCAAACGGGTTAAGAATGTTTGTTGAGAATGCTCCGCCGAACCATGTTGGGTTGCCGTATCGCAAGCCCATGGGGTCTTCGTCGGGATCGTAAACAAGTGTTCCCATGTAAATGTACCAGCGAAGAGACTGCGGGCTGTCGGAACCGAGCATCATGAACACTTTATGGATGTGCTTTGTCCATGCGTAGAAAGGAATAAAAGGGGTCACATACTTTCGTTCACTCATCGAAAGGTCAGCAAAGTCACCCAAGAAGTCGTTTGCAGTGTCTGCAGCTTCAAGAACAATCTTACGCAATTCCGGATCGTTCTTCCAAGAACCGTCAGCAGCAACGGTGTCAAGGTCAACACCCTTAGCCTTTAATTTGGTATCAAGAACTTCAAGGAAATAGGCGTGACGCTGAATACGGTTGATTGTTTCGTTGATCTTGAACGAAGTGTTGATTACGCCTCGGCCACGAACGGCTTCCGGGTATTGCTTTCCTGTCAAACGAGTCAGCAATGGAGGAAGTGCGTTTCCTTCCGGAATGTTGTACAAGTACCGGCGGTCAGCCAAAGAAGCGCTAATGTCCTGAATTGGTGATTCTTTAGCAATTCGAATCTTGGGGGTAGGGGTTGGCAATTCTGAAGTTGCATCTACAAGGGTGCGTAGACCAGGGCCGTACTCTTCAGCCTTAACTTCCTTCATGCGGCGAATCATGTCCACCACATTGACACCGCTCATTTGAGCAATAATCATGTTGGAGAAAAGGTCGCCAAGCTGCCAGGCGACAGACAACACAAGGGTTGATGTTTTGAATTGGCTTGTTACCTTGTGGGCACCACGAAGAAATCCGTTCCATGAAGCTGGGTCAATGACAGCCTCAACCTTTGCAATAGCTTCAGAGAAACCTGTAGGAACAAACATAGTTTCATGAGTAACGCGAGCAATCGGCATACGTGAAGTAATTTTGCTGTACGGATCAATAGCTTTAAATCCACGGTTCGCCATCTCAATAACAACAAGACGACCGTATTCTTCTTTAAGCGCAGCGTTGAAAGCGGCCTTTGGGTTGGGCACACCGGAAGAAAAAGCTGCTGTTCCGCCTTCAGCTTCTGCAATGTCAGCACCAACACGAACTACGGATTGATTGAGATCGTCTTCACTCATGCGTGAGACTTTTTGGTAAGCCTTTTCGTAAAGCGAACGTGACAAATCCTCACCAAGTACTTCAATACCTGTATTGCCAAACTGTGCAACAAGCATACGGTACGATTCGTTGGAGCTCATGCGGCCCACGTCTTTACCTAGTCGTGCAGCAACGCCACGAATAGAGAAGATTGTTTGGCGATCACCGTCTCGATAGTGTTCGCTTGTCAGGATTTCAAATCCGGAAAGACCAGCTCGCTGGAGGTCCATTGCCAAGCCGCCCGTAAAGACTGCAGGGCGACCAGTAGGTACATACATTGGCCCCTGGAACTGGAAATCTTCACCGTCGGGAAGGCCTACAGCAAACTGTTCTGACGGGTAGCCACCTTCCATTGCAACTCGCAACGGGGCAGCTCCACCCATTGATTGAATGTCGGCAAGAGTTTGAGAAGATTCCAGGCGGTTCTCAATGATCTTGAGCTTACGAGCCTTCTTCTTTTTATCTTTAATTTTTTCACGCAAAGCAGATTGAGTAGCAGCGTTCTTTGCTAAAGCAAGACGAGCCTTGGTGCCGGTCTTTTGAAGCTGGATCAGCCTTTCCGCTTCTCCACGATACTTTTCCGACTGAACAATAAACTCTTCAAAGGCTGCCAGGCGTTCAGTTGCTCGCTGGGCAGCACGCATCTTCTTTGTTGCGTCTTTGGCCATTGCGTTAATGACGTCAGCTTCGTAGGCGGCACGACGAACGGTCGGATCAGAGATCTTGCGTTCCGGCACTACGTCGGTTGGCTTATCAGCAATGACACGCAAAGATGGGATTTCGTTGTCGCCAAGGATTTCCCGAGCACGATTGACAACAGTTACAAGATCATTGTCAACACCCTCTTCGTTAATCAAGCGGTCAAGGTAATCCTGTGCCTGCTGAAGTTCAGGGTTCTCGTCGATTGCGGCAAGAGGGTCGAAGTTCTTGCTCTTGCTTTCCTTTAGCGCCTTCTTGGCACGTTCGTATTCACGTACAGTTTCAAGAAACTGCTGGCCCCATTCGTCAGGTGTGAGACCGTAAGGGTCGGCTAGCTGGTCAATGTTATCTGCAACACGGATAAGCTTTGGACCCTTGGCTGCGGTGCTGCGTTCCGTAGTTGAACGGAAATATGTACGGGCGAGACGACGGCGTTCACGTGAGTCAAGCTTGTCCCACCATTCCCACTCGGCTGTACCGGAACGTACATTGACATAGAATGTTACGGAATCATTGGCACGGTCCCACTTGCCGCCGATGCCTTCAAGGACACCAGCATAGGTACGTACTTCTTCCTGTGCTTTGGCCTGTGCGTCTTTGCGGTATGTCTCAATGTCTTCGGGTGTTGGGTTACGCATTGACTCAATGTCACGCTCCAACATGGCACGTTCTTCAACTTGGCCTCTAAAGTTTGCGTACAACGCAGGATCTTGGGCAACGCTGTTAGCAAGCTGTTCAAGCTCGGGGTCAATGAGGGCTGCACCATCTGCAGCAGCTTCTGCTCTTTGTGCAGCTGTTTCTTTACGAAGATTGGACAGACGGCCCTTTTGTTCACCAATTCCCCTTGTCCCTGCAAAATATTGTTCAACGGTAAGTTTGTTGGGGTTGGCTTTTATTGGTCCTTCTACACCACGCTGCAATAAGTTGTGGTACTCCTTGGGGAGCAAGGAAAGAATACTGGATCCCCTCTTAAGTCCCTCGTCGCGCAATTGCATAGAGATGGTTGTACTGTCAACGGAGCCAGGGTCGCCAAGCTTTTTGTCGTATGGTTCAATAACGTCATCAAGACGAAGGAGGCCGTACTCAGCACTGATGATGTAAATGCGGTCGTCGTCAAACATTTCACGAGCCGTAGCCAGTGCATCTTTAAACATTGAGCCTTGGTACATTTCGGCAGCCGTAGTTGCAACCGGACCCTTGGCAGCACCGCAAGGGATAATTACATAGTCAGCCCGGGTGTTCTTGGCTGTCGGTGGCTTTGCTTGTTCAAGAACGTCGTCAACTTTTGCAAGGCGCTTAACTTCGCCTCGGCCTTCAATAACATCAACTACGTATTTAAGGTCAGAAGCAAGAGAAAATTTTTTGCTTCCTTTTAATTCGTTTTCTATCGCTTCTTTAAGAACATCGATGATCTGCTGTCTAAGAACGGGATCGTCTACCGGGATATTGTTAAGGATTGTTTGATCTTGGGTGAGCCCTTCCGTTGGGTCAAAATCATCAAGCTCTGCAAAAATGTTTGAAGCAACCGAAGAAGCTTCTTCCCTGCCCGGCCATTGCTCTTCGTCCCAAAACAGGTCTTGAATGTCACTAGCGTTTCTGTCAATAGGAACAATGTTGTCCCTGACACCAGGAATTAAAGAGTCGGGACGAACAAGTTCAATCCCCGTAGATCTAGACCATTCGGGTATGTCTTGAATAGCTTTACGTAGCGTAGCAATGTCTTTTAATGCAGCTGTTTTTAAAGACGCCTTGGCTTTTGTGAGACCTTCAATTCTCACCAACCAGCCAATATTGTTCTCCATTCCTGCTCCGAAATTTAATTCCTGGGCACCACGATCTTTGTTGATTGCATCTTCAAGAATGTCAAGATATTGAAGAACGGTTTCAACTGGGGCATCGACAGAAAACTTAAGTGAAGGAATAACTCCAGTTTTGGGAACGCTTGGTAAAGTTATTTCAATAGTCGGAGCGCCACCTTGAGAATCTCTTATAACCCTAACGCCAGGAATACGTGCGTTTGTCCATGTAATTTGGGTGGCAGTTTTATGAACTGCAAAATGGTTTTCAATTTTGTTTAATTCTTCAAGAGATTTTCTTAAATATTCGTAAGATTTTTTAGAGAACTTACGGAGAGGATGGGTTGGACCATTTTCGTCAGCTGGAATAGTGTCACGACTCATACCGCGAGTCATCTCTGCATACAATTCTGCTGGGACGTAATCGGGAGGATTGAGAATTAACTGTATCTTTGCTTCTTTTGTTGTGGCAGCACGTACTTCTTTAACGTAACGAGCAATAATATTTGCCGCCGTAGCAAGCTGATGGACAGTGCCAACCTTAGATGAAACTTCCCTTTGTGGAAATACAGAAGTATCCGCAGTGTCGTCAATTATTGATTGAATCAATTCATCAATTGCAGCACCTTTTTTCATAATGATAATGTTTGGATTACTCCAGTCATTTATCAAACCAAGATCCAGCGCTCCAGCATCATTGCGCTTGGTGTTTAACTTGTTAAAGATGGTTGTGCGTGGTTCGCCACCTCGTACGACTCCGCCCTTCGTCAGTGGTGCAGTGCCAGCAATAACCCGCTGGTTTGTTTCATCTCCAAGAACTTTGACGATGGCCTCACCAACAGCCTGTTCCATTGTCATGCCTTCAGGTGTTTCGTAGAAGGCTTTGTTTAGCTCCTGGGTAACGTCGTTGATAACGTCACCAAGCTGCTCCATGCGGAGATCAGCAACCCGCAACTCTGCAGGCGTCTGAGCATTCTCCATAAATTCGTTAGCGTCGTTCCAGGCAGATTCAATTGCGGTGACAAAGTTAGGAATAACAGCCTGCAAGCTGCTGCCTTCCAATCCTTCAAGCGCCTGTTGGGCTACAGCCTTGAGCTGTTCTATGTATGCGTCACCACGTTCCGGAGTAACTGGGAATACTTCCTTAGGATCAACTTCAACCTTAAGCGTGTCGAGATCTCCGCCTGCCCGTTCGAAAGCCATCTCACCGTCATACAGTTCGTCATCTGCAAGAACGATTGCATCGGTAAGATTGCTGATTGCTGACTCGTCGGCCTGGCGAGCAATCTCGTTAATGTTCCTTGCTGCGTCAACAGCCTGACGAGCAGACGCAGCCGCTGCTTGGGCGTTAGCAAGTTCTTGCTGCAATACGGCAAGCTCTGCGTCCACTGCGTTTTCGGGGAGAGAAGCCCTTTTTTTACCAATTACCTTCTGAAGTTCTTCAAGCCTTGCGGTGGTTTCGGCAAGCTTAGCCGCCTGCTTTACTACAGGGCTCTTAGCAATGATTTCCCGAACCTCAGAAACCGGAATACGGTATTTTCTAGCAATTGCTTTTTCGTTCATGCCAGCAAGGTGTGCGTCAACAACGTCGTACTTGCGAACTTGTTGCTGTAGCTTTACATGCTTTTCTTCAAGCAATGCAATTTTGTCGGTGATTTTGAGAATTTCATCACCGAGCTTCTTGAGCTTTTCTTTTGTTTTGCCTAACAGGTTTTCCGCAGCATTAAGGCGGCCCCGTGATGGGGGCATGTCAAATTGCTCAGGACGGTCTGTAACTTCTGCATCCGGGTCAGAATCTTTAAATGGATCCCATGGACCTTTGGGTGCGCGAGGACGACCATCTCGTGGCGGAAGAGGTTCACCCAATGCTGCGCCAGTTGCCTCCTGGTTAAAGGAACGGCGAACGCGACGATAGAACTCAATGTTTTCTCGCATTGACGCTGGGTACATGGAAGGGTCAAGAGCAAGTTCATCAGGCAACGCTTCAACAATCGCCATAAGAAACTGTTGGCGTACTGGGTCGTTAGCCGGAAGTTCAAAGATTCCGTTTTCTTCTGCTTCTGCAAATAGGTCAATGAGGGCTTTGTTCTTTGATTTTGCAACAGCGATTTTAAGACGATTGACAAAAGGCAGAGGAATTAAGTAGTCAGTAGAAAGAGCACTGCGACGGCCAACGCCATCTACTGATTTTTGTGCAACTTCAACAAGAGCTTTCATCAAGCCTTCAACAGCAGAAGACAAGCGTTGGTACTGTTCGGGAGAAAGATTTCCGTTTACAAAGTCAATTGATAAACGAGCGCCTGATCCCGAAAGGTGGTATTCCGGAGTGGCGTCATAGCGGCCAAGCTCGGCAATTTCTTCAGGTGTCTTGTTAAGGTTTTCAACAAGGTATTTTACAAGAGCAGCACGGCCGTTGATAACAGCAATGATTGCTTCGTTTTCTATTTGACTAAGTTCACCCCAGGCTTCGCCGGTGGCGGGATTGACAACATCTTTAAACTCGGGGTTTTTCTGAATGTTGAGAAGTGTTTGTTTTACTAGCTCTGCTTCAAACTCCGAGTTGCGTACCGCTTGACGGATTTTTGCTTTTGTAGCATGGGTTAGGGATATGGCAATGTTTCTTGCCGCTTTTTTACGAAGCAATTGAAGGTCAGGATGGTTGTCCGGCATCTCCGGATTGGCTTTACGAAGATCATCAATTTGCTGAATGTAGGATTTGGCTGCGCGTGCGCCCCAACCGGTAGAAAGTTGTTCTACATACAAACCTTCTCGATAAGCGCGGCCAAGACCTTTGCCTGCCCATACGTAAGGCTTAAAAGGAAAGTTGGCTGCTTTGTCTACGTAGTCAATAGCATGGCCCGTACGGGAAGCAGTACGATCAGCCCATCCGGAAATCTTTGCCATGCGTTCAGATTTTGCAGTATATAAAGCAGCCCTTTCTGCAGCGGCAGCAGCATCTGCCATCGCCCCTCTTGTAGCCGAAGCAGCGGCTGAACGGGAAGCGACAGAAGCGGCAGCAGCAGATTCGGCAGCAGAAGCGCCGGTAGCTTTTGAAATTGAAGATGCGCCTCTTGCGGCACCGCGGCCTATAAATGAAATGTTTCCAAGGTCTTCAATAAGCATTCCGGAGATAGGTCCTCCAGCTTGCCATTGCTCTGCGTAGTCGGGAACACGATTCCAAAACTGAAGAGTATTACCGACGCTAGTTGCAAATTGACGTGTTGTTGAGTTTGGATCGCTGTATGGTCTTTCGTCTTGCCAAATAAATGGCGTAGATTGCTTTACAAGATCAATCCCGAGGCCGCCAAAAAAACGAATAGCGCCGGATGGAACGTTGCGTACAACGTTTGCAACTTCACGAGTTTCTGTTTGGAATCTAGATTTTCCTGCAACGGGACTTAATGAAGATGAGCTAGCTGGTGATTTTCTTCCGATGTAGGGAAGACCGTTCCATAATTTAAGCTCAACATTTGTAACGTCGTCTGCAAAATTGTCAAACCAACTATTGCCATCATCATCTCCTCCACCACCACCGGTGCTAGGCGTAGGTCTTGGGATAGGAATAGGCGGGAGCCTTGGCTTAGTAGCTATCGGTTGAAGTTTGCGAGGTTGTGCTGGGATAACCATTACTGATCTATTGGAGTTCCCCAAATAATAGCATTCTCGCTAGCCTTGGAAGGAATTGTTACAAGACGGTTTTGAAGGGCTTTAAGAAGAAGTGCCAAAGACTCTGCTCCAGGAGTTGTATCAATCGAATCAATAAGTTTTTGGGCTTCATCAGTTTTGGCGTTAGCTATAAAATCTTTATAGGCAGCAACAACGCCAGCCCCATTTGAACTTGTCAACACGCTGTCGTTGTTAAGGTCCTTGTATGAATAATTGCCTGCAAGTGTGTTGTACATCTGAATCTTAGTTTGACCAGCAATTGGCGACAAGGCTCCATAAGAGAATCCGGTAATTGATTCAATGTTAGACAAAGCATCTGCTTCGTCCTGGTCTTTTGCGGTATTGAGAGCGTCTTCTTTTTCTTTCTGAAGAGCTGTGTACTCGTCGTACGGAACGCCATACTGGCCCATGTATTCAGCATCGCGATTGCGCTTAAAGTATTCTGAGTCAAGTCCTGCAAACTTACCGGCAGCAAGGTTGGCATCCATGCCGTATCCCCTGGTTGCGATAGAAGTAGCAAGTTGAGACAGCGGAGTCATCTCAAGCTGCTGAGCAGTCTGTAGATATTCCTCAGCTGGCTTAGCTTGTTCTGTATACCAAGATCCCAGGGTTGGGGTAAATGACTTAATAGCAGCACGCTGGTTAGCATACTGAGGCATTGACAGCTGGTCAGCAATGCGGAAGTTGCCGGGGCTAACAACGTTTGGATTGTACTCGCTAGTAAAGCCAGTCAACGGCCCTAGGGCACCGCGGTAACCCTTGTCTAGCTTGGTGTAGTAGTCACTAGCGGCAGCCCTAAGTTGTGGAACAGTAACGTCACGAACGTTCATAGCCGCTCCGCCAATAGCTGTAGTCAAGTCTCCAGCATTCCTAAATCCCCCGTACTTACCGCTACCGCTTGATGTTCTACCGGTGCGGGCCAAAACGTCAGCAAAGGTTTTCGTTGCTGGAGCACCAACGGCCGTTGCGTATGGTCCGTAAAGTTGGCCCGTTTGTGTCTTATAGGTAGCGTTTTCGGCAGCAAGGCTAGGAAAGGTTTGAGCTAGCAAACCCTTGCGGCTCAAAGCTTCTGCATATGTACCCTGCTGCGGCGTAGTTGTTGTAGTCGTACCAGTGCCACCGAAATCGGTATTGGTGAATACACGTTTAGGCATTTTGCCGCTAGCTGCATTAAAAAGATCAGTCTTTGTGCCAAGCATCTATTATCTTCCTGTCGGTTTAGGAGGAGTAAACGGATCGCCAAGGCTAGGAACTTCATAACCGCCAAGGATACCGCCGCCACCGCCGCCACCGCCGCCACCGTAGCGTGTAGGGTAACGCCACTTAAGATAACCTCTATAAGCATCGACATATTGAGGAAGCCGTCTAATAGTTGCTTTGTTTTGATCCTGGCGAGCCGTTGACTGAGTGCCGGAAATGGCTTTCATATTGGCGAGCGCGCCCACCGAAGGAATTTCGTTAGGATTAATTGCTGATGGAGGGGAAGATGGTGTTCCCTGCTCGGGTTGCAATAAACTAGATACGTTTAAAACGTTTGGTACTTGCTCGCGAAATGCTTCTTCACGGCTTGCAACAGCATCTCTAAATGGCTTGTAGCGTGTCATCAGTAACCACCTATTCTTTTTGGAACTACCGTTTTGGCAGGAGCTTTGGCAGGAGCTGGTGCAGGGGTTCTATTTCCAGCCCTTGAAGCTGGTACAGCTGGTACGGGGGTTCTATTTCCAGCCCTTGAAGCTGGTACATTTTTTAAAGCATTGGCCCATGCGCTTTGTTGAGCTGGTGTTAGGACAGTAGTTTTGCCGCCGCTTGTTACAGTACTTGTTCTTGCAGGGGGTGCTGTAGCGGGTGCTAATCCTGCTGCTGATCCTGCTGCTGGTCCTGCTACTGCACCTGAACCTGCACCAGCTTTGTCCCCATACAAGGCTTGATACTCCGCGGTCTTGGTCCCTGTTTCTGTATCAACTAAGTTTTTGTCCGCTGTTAATTTAGTACTGGCAGCAAGTACGTCAGCTCTGTAATCAGCTTCGTTATTAATAAGATTTCTTTGATTCTGACCGCTGCGAAGAGTCCCGCTAGCTTCGGCACCTACACCTATGTTGCGGACATTTTCCAAATGCTGCACGTCACGAGTTCCATAAATGTTATTTCCGGCAGCATCTTTTTTATAGGTTGGCTTACCGGAAGCATCAAAAGTAGCAGTAGTGGCACGGTCATAAGCAGCGTCAAGGGCAGCTTTTTTAGCTGTAGCCGCTTCTGTTAACTGTGTTTTAAGGGTTTCAAAATAGCTAATTGGCATGGTGATCCTGGTCAATATGTTTGTCAAGTTTCATGTCCATCCAAACCTGCATATCCTTGACTTCCTTTACGTCGTGCTTAACTGACTGGATAAGATCAACAGCTTGTCCATGTTGACTAGTATTGCGCTTGTCCAACCTATATAATACCCACATAAGTGGTCCGGATATAAGGGCCACCAAAAGACTGGACCACGCGGCAGTCATCGTCAGCCAGGCTTGGGCAGGGCTCGCCAAGCAGCTTCAAAGCGCTCAGCATCGTCGGCAAATGTAGGCGAAATTTCTAAATGGAGCCAATCCGCTCCTGGCGTACCACCGTTACTTTTTTCGGTCCACTGCTTCCAGCCACGGCCTACGCGCCAGCCCTTGCCCCATTTACCGGCGTCATACACGTGGATTTCCTCAATGCCCAATGCGTCAGCATGTTCCACAAACCAGTCTACGGCTTCGGCTTTAACCTTGTCATTAGGAAATTGAATATCCGCAGCCCTACCGGTAGCATGAACCGACAGCTGGCCTGGCTTGCCTCGCATGTCCCGCACGACCCAGGTCCCCAAAGATTTTGCTTTCCAACGGCGCTTACAGAGGTCTACGAGCTTTTCTGTGCCAGGGCGTTTGCCCTTAGCTGCTCCATCGGAATTGCCGGTGTACTTACGCGGCACTGTGCTTGTCCCGGTCTACGCCAAATGCTTTGTCGACCTCAGCCTTGGTAAGCTTTCCGTCACTAAGGGCTTTGCTGAGATCGTAGACAACGAGGGCTACGGCAGCACCGCCAGCCTGGAGAGCCTTGTACCAAAGAGGAACGCTGATATCCTTAGCAAATGCGTCAATAACCGAGGAGCCGGTGATGATGCCGAGCGAGCTGGATACAAACAGGGCGATCAGGCGGGTAGCTACATCTTTGACAACTTGAAGGTTCATAGGGCAATTATCCCATATATAGTAGCGTATTGCTACAAGCCTGCTGCCGCCCACAAGGCATCGATCTGAACCTGCATCTGAGAGATCCGGTCTTCCAGGGAAACGATGTTTTCCCGCAAAGCAGCAGCGTACTCTTCGTAGCTTTGAGTTTTGTCGTTCTTGAGCACGTAAGCCAGCTCATAGGCCTGGCGTGGGTGTTTCCACACAATCTCAATTGGGTTCATCGCGAATCGCCTTCAATCCAAACACGCTTAATCCTAAAACCCGAAAATTTAATAGACACATTATGCTTGTAACCATAGCCCATGTTGTCTGAATCAAAACGCAGGATACGTGTAGCCGTAACACGTTTGTAAGGATTGGCGTTTGCGTAGGGTGCCGTCTTGACTTCTGCGGGTGTGAAAGCGGTGGTATTGGGAATGCTAGAAAGAGCTTGAGAGAAGACACGATCGCTAGAAACAAAATTAAGGTTAGGGTCGTAAGCAACATCTTCCGGAGCCCCGTTAATAACTGTGACTGTCATTTCTGCGTCACCGGAAAAATCGCCATAATTAATATAATCTAAATCAAGAGTTGCTTCGACATAAATGCGGCGGATGGTAGAAGCTTTTTGGTCATCCACTGGGGACAGAATAAGCGTACCTTCGGTTAACGCATCAAAAGTAATGTCGTCATCCCCGGCATAGTCATGGCCAGCGTTTACTTGTTGCTGAAACCAAACACCAAAAGAAATAGACTTGTAACGCGCAAAAGCTTCTGCGCCAAACCCGCTGGTTGTAATATTCGAGGCAACTTGCATAAACACCATTGCGTTAGGAGGAAACCCAAAAACAGCGGACGGGGTTTGATAGTTGTTTACAGCGCTGTAACGCCTAATAAATTTATCGTTTTGAGACACCCCTTCGATTGGGGCAGAATAAAAATTGAGCGATTCGCTTTTGATTCTTAGCCAATCTCCAAACCTGTTTCTAATCAAAGCATAAAAACCGCCAGCACCAAACTCGCTTACTGAGTATGTACATACAACGTCGCCATTGGACGATGCAGCAAGAGAAGGTGGTGTTACGTGATCAATGTTTGCGTAAGGGGAAACAAAAGCGCGTCCAAGGTTTTGGTACGCAGCAACACCAACTTGCTGGCCGGACAGATAGTTAACGTTTGCATAATACGGTTCCGTCAATCTTGACAAATAGAACATCGTATTGGACTGAGAAACAATCGAAGAATAATCAGTATTCAATGGGTAAACAGCATCAGAAACCTGACGGACAGCTGCCGTAGCCCCCAATACTCCCGTAATAGAATAAATAGCGTTTGGTTTAACAACAAGCAAATCGTCATATCTTGGGATCACCCAGGTAACGCCGTTATTTGAATAGCCTGGAGCAATAAAGTTCAAAGTAAGCCAGCTACTAAAATTCAATGCTTCAGAATAATAAACATAATCAGTCGTAGAAGACCATGCAACCATTCGAGCGTTCCAAACAGTAATCCCGTCAACGCTCGTGATACCCGAAGGAAGTGTGATCGTAGTCATCGCTGCTGGGTTGATTGCGTCCCAGTTGCCAGTGCCGGTAAATCTGTAAATCTTGTCTTTTGAACCTACGTAGGCATAAATTTGCCCGCTTTCATTGGTTGTGAAAACGTTTGTGATTGTGTAGGTGTTTGTAAGACTTACAGCGTCGCTTGAATTTATTTCACAATTCTGAGTAGGGTCCGATGGGTTTCCCCAACGAAGGCGGTACATTTTAAACGTGGTAGTTGAAGTACCGATAAATTGAACAGCAAAATAAATGTAATCACCACCTTGAACGGCGGGCGTCACAAAAGTATTGACCGATGCACCACCGTCAATGTACAAAGAATCGTTTTGAATAACAATTCCTGTATCGTGTTCGCCGGGAGCGTTTAAGGGGATTTGCTGCACTTTGTTAGTAGCTACAACAGATCCGTCATTGAGTGATACGGCTACGTTTTCGCCAGTGAATGTGCTTCGTGGCTGGCGGTTGTCGTTCTCTCCGACAAAGTACCCGCCGGTAAAGTCATCCCATGTAGAAGTAAAGGCTGGCATTATGACCACGCAGCATGTTGGTAACCAGGGCTATACCGAATGCGGCGGGAGGTGTTCTGCTTCAAGTCATCTCGCATGGTGTTAAGGATTGACTGGTACTCAGCCTGGTATACCGCAGCACGCCCTTCGTCCTGGCGGACCATGGCTGCAAGGTACGCCGTGTAGGCAACGATTAGAGGGTGGTGCAAAGCTGGCATAAGCGGTGTCGAATAGTCGCTCAGCAGTTCAGGTTCGCTCCGGTAGTAATATAAAGTCCCGTTTTGATCGGTTGTCGGAAGAGGGTTGAGCCGAGCCTTGTTACCGATAATCGTCCAAGCAAAGGTGGCCGTCATACGGTCAGGGTCAAGGAAGTCCTCAAGTTGGACCCACATAACCGGAAGCTCGTTAATAACCAGCTGGCGGGCCCGTACGAAGTCGTTAGGGACAGTAGCCGAGCCGCCTACAAAAGTCATAGCCTGGGTATCAAGCAACCAGGGCCATTCCTTGGTGGCTGAGATAGTAGCTAGGGAACGGTTAATCAAAGAGTCAATCGTGGTGTCCGGCAACAGGCCGTCGCCGGATGCAGGGATTGCCAGGCGTTGCTTTACAGCCGTACGGATTTGACCACGGTTCATGGGTTAATTCTATCCTAATCCTAGTCCACCATCAAGGACGGACTGTTAAATGCTTCTTCTAACAATTCTTTCTTTTTTTTCAAAAGGCCAAAAACTATTTTGGGAAAGGTCAAATTGTTAGGAAAAGTGCTTAAGATATGTTCGCAAACTCCGTCAACATCGCCATATTCTTTGGGTTCCGTAATGTTGTGTGTTACCAATGCTTGGTCCCATTCTTCTTGCGACCATTGAATTTCTGTTTCCAAACACTCTTTAAGATTGAACATTGTAGGGTTAAGTTCAGCAATTTTACTAAAGGTCATATACGGAAGATTGTCAACAACTAAACTGTTTATCGCATCAGAAATCTTATATGTCCCATGAGTACGGACCCGTGCCAGCGTATCGCCTTGTAGATATTTGACCACCTGCATACTCGGCTGATCGGCAACAAAGCTTTCCGATATCCCAAAATTATCCACAAATTGTTTTGCCTTAATTGCAATCTGTTCGGTGTTGTTAAAAGGTTCTTCAGAAACTTTAGCCCATTCAAGGATTAGCTTAATCATTTCAGAAAACGTTTCTGCTGATTGAGGAAGTTCTGCGTTATTGATGTAATCAAATCTTAATTCAGTATCGTCACCCTCGTGTTTAAAATAAACAATGTGTCCGACACCGTTAATGCTTAATACCGGTTCGTATACTTTAATTTTTGTGATACCGTCTATTAGTCTTTTTTCTTCTTGACCAACTGGGAAAAATCCACGAGGACCAAATAATGCGTTATCGCAACGCCAATCTTGGCCTTCTAAAACGGCCGGGCAAGAATTAAGAAAAAGAAAAACCCCTGAAGGTTCGTCGTCTCGATCCGTTTTGTAGTAGTCAACTATTTTTTCATACGGGTTAAGAAGAATGTTTTCCTCCAGCAAACCGTCAGACGCAACATAATTATGCTTACCAGCGTGTTGGAAAACGTCTACAAAAGCAACAAGCACTTGATCAGCTCCGACTTGAAACAGGTCGTACTTTTCTGTTTCGACAACAACCATCTCTTGTGATTGCTTATGTAGCAAAACAATTTCTTGCGATGTTGATTTAATTTTCTTTAAGACATAAAACATTTTGTAGTTTTTAATTTTGTCCAACGTGAACTGTTCCATATTTTTCCTTTGTTACGGTCCGTAATACTTAAATGTTATACCACCAGCGGAACCACCAGCAAATACAGACCCGCCGGTACCTACGATTGTCCCGGAACCAACAGAAAAACCACCTGCTGCCCCGTTGCCTTGGGTGCCTTGACCTCCACCGCCGTTGCCTCCACGAAGACCGTATGCCCCGCCACCTGTACCGCCAGCACCGCCGACATGTGAAGCACTGTTCTGTGTGGCTGCGTTAGCACCACCGCCATCAGTACCGCCGCCGCCGCCGCCTGCGTAGTAACCACAATCGTAGGAATAGTTATCTTGGAAATAGCCAGCAGTACAACCGTTTTTGTCGGACGCTGTGCAAATAAAGGTTTGGCTAGAAACGTAGTAGTAACCGTAGGTAGTGCAACCTCCGATGTTTGCACCGTTAGTTCCTGAACCGACAGTTCCGCCACGACCACCACATGACGCTCCGCAACTACCTGGGTGCTGTCCTGCTCCGCCGCCGCCACCAGTCCATGTTGTTGAACCGACGGTTAATGTTGTGCTGCCACCTGCTGTTGCACTACCAGTCCCACCGCCGCCGTTTCCTGCGGCACCGCCGCCACCTACTGAACCTGAAACTGTCTGTGTACCCGTGGTTGACGATGTGTGACTAGCAGCAAGGCGATAGCCGCCGCCGCCACCACCTGAATAGTTCGCTCCACCACCGCCGCCGTACAAAAGCATTTCGTAAATAGTTGGTGCAACACCAGTAATCGAAGGCACTGACACCGAGTAAGAACCGGCAGTCGTGTTTAAATAAGTCTTTAAAGACCAGGTGGTAAAAGTTGTATTTGAAGAAGTTGTGCTACCGATTTGATTTGTAGCTATTGCACGAACATAGTACAAAGTTCCTACAGACAGGCCTGTTTGAGTGTGCGATACAGATTGACTGTTCCCCGTTACCCCCGAAACAGTTCCCGAGTTGGTCCACGTAGTTCCATTAGTGCTGTATTGAAACAAAACGCTTGTCATATATCCGGACGAATCAATAGTTGCATTGAACGTTGCGCGCGACTCATTAAACTCAGTCGTTGTGTTGATTGTTGTGACAGGAGCTAAAGCAACACTTGACGCTGTTCCTCTACGGATTGGCATTATGCGCTCAAGTCGCCAATTAACACATAACTGTCAGTCCCTACACAAAACAATGTTGCAGCGGAATACCGATCGCGGAGCTTTAATCCTGGAGTAGCTACTGGTACTGCCGTGCCATTAAATGTAACAGTTCCAGTTTGAAAGCGAAGAAAGTCAATACTTTGTCCCGCCGTTAAGCCAAGACCGGTGTTGATAGTGATGTTGATATTGCTGGTATTAGTCAGCTGAATCATCTTGCCTACGTCGGAAGAAGAAGGGGTGTATGTTGCCCCTGAGACGATTGTTTGTGTTGATTCAAAACCGCCCGTAGCACCTGTGGCTCCGGTTGGGCCTGTAGCTCCGGTTGGGCCGGTCGGGCCGGTCGGACCAGTAGCCCCTGTAGGCCCAGTATCGCCAGTGTCGCCTTTGATCCCTTGGATTCCCTGGGGACCTTGAGCGCCGGTAGCTCCCGTTGCGCCGGTGGGCCCAGTTGGGCCGGTATCTCCGGTATCTCCCTTAATTCCTTGATCCCCCTGAGGACCTGTAGCGCCAGTGGGACCTGTGGCACCCGTTGGACCTGTGGCACCCGTATCGCCTTGGATTCCTTGAATACCCTGATCGCCCTGTGGCCCTGTAGCTCCAGTTGCCCCGGTGGGTCCAGTTGGACCTGTATCGCCAGTGTCGCCTTTGATCCCTTGGATACCTTGGATACCTTGATCCCCTTGAGGACCAGTTGCGCCAGTTGCGCCAGTTGCGCCCGTGGCTCCAGTTGGACCTGTTGGACCCACATTGCCAGCAACAGAAAATGCCCACAGGTTGTATATGCCGGATCCGCCTACGGTGTCAACAGTCATTGATAATGATGCAAACGTAACGGTAACAATGCCTTCGACGTAATTTGATGGAGCTGTTGGGGAAGCAGCGCGAACTCTTTGTCCGGTGGTAAATGCGCTATCGGCGGTGTTGAGTGTAAAAGTTTTTACACCAGGAACGGCTATATTGTGCTGAGTTGTTGATGTTACGCCTGAGTAGCCTGCTCCAGTAGCACCTGTAGCCCCAGTGGCCCCCGTACTACCTTGGATACCCTGAGGACCTGTGGCACCTGTGGCACCCGTTGGACCGGTTGGACCGGTTGCTCCTGTAGCTCCTGTAGCGCCTGTGGATCCCTGCGGACCGGCGTTTGCGGTGCCAACAACAGTAACAACGGCGCTGGTAATTACACCGGAAACAACATCAGCCCTGGTAACTGTTACGTCTACGCTGGGCATTAAGTCCTCGTAACGTCAGGCAAGACAACAAAGGAACCGGAAAGAATAGTGGTGATAATCCCGGAAGCGTTTTCCTGGAGATCCCAATAATAGTTCTGTGGTTCAAGAACGGCTGTACTTGCGGCAGACATAACTAGCTGAAGAGTACCAGCTGCACCGCTAATAATTGTGCAAGTAAAGGTAGCGGCTGGAGTGGGATCGTCGTAGTTCTGACGGACCATAGATGTGTATACGCGGCCAGTAATGTTGATGGGCGTAGATCCGTTTGTGGTCATGGTGACGCCAACAGTCAACGTATCGCCACGCGTTACTACAAGATCTTGTTCTGCCGGGGTCGCCATTAATCATCTACTCTAATACTAGATTAGCATAATGCCGATCGTCGGAGTACCCGTACTGATAATACTAACTACAGCCCCGCCACCATTCCAAGGGATATCAATGTACCCAGGATTTCCATGAACGGTTGCGTACGTATTGTCGCCACCAACGGTAGGTGTAGCTGGTGTTAAACCAGTGCTGGCTACAGTTGCATAGGCATGAGAAGTACCGGCCGTAGTAACAAAACGCAAAACGTTTCCCGTTCCAGTGAGAGTAACGGTATCTACCGTGTTTGCCACTAGCGTGATGTACTTGGATTGAGAAGATGAGTATGTTGCCATTATTTGAGTCCGTTATTCATTGAGTATTGACGTTTGGTGCCACCTTCAAGGTGACCGATATCTTTAATGATAGCAAAGTGCATCTTGTCAGCGAGTTCTTCTGCCTTATCGCGTTGTGCTGAGTCTTCTGCAGCACGGGCAGCACGGTTCTTCTTCTGAATGTCCTCAATCAAGCGGTGGCCTTTTTGCCAGTCGCCTTCAATGAGCTTCACAATAAGAGAGTGATCGCAGCGCGGGGAAGAGCACGCAATGTAAGGCGTGTTTTGGCCGTCGATTAGCCATACTTCAAAGTGCTGCGTAAGAGGGTTAAACAGGATACTGGCAGTCGGATCACCGCGCCAGCCTGATTCGTCTCCCTTGCGGATTCGTTCCGAGATGTTGTACACATCGGTGGAAATCTCAGCCCATCCGTCCGAGCCTGGGATGTGTTGTCCCAAAATGTCGTGAGCTCTTAAATCCATAATGTTCTCCTAGATGATGCCAGCCGGAGTGGGTGAAAGGAGAAAAGACCCACCCCGGCCAACAAGCTTTTTATGCGCCGAATGCAAAGATACGAGCTACTACCGTCGAAACGTTCGTTGTGCTCGGTACTTCTGCTAATGCAGCACCGTCTGTTGTAGTGTCAACCCAAAAGAGTTCAATCTTTGGATTGGTTGTTGAACCATCCCATGCAGGGACATAGCCATCCGTGGTTACTGCCCACAGAAAGTCAAGTCGGTCGAGACCGAGGGAGGCCAGCGAAATCGCCTCTCCCCCGGTCGCGTACGACGAGTCGAATGTGACTGTTGCTGTCACAAACTTACGGTTACCTGGAACTTCCGGACCCGTAACGATACTTACCGATGCAGGCATCTTAGATCGTTGTCTCCGTAAGGTCCTTGATCACGAAGTTAGCGTTGCGCTGCTTACATGCAAGTTCTGCATAGCAGGTCATCGTTGCTTCGTAAGCATCGGTGTTAGGAACGCGGTTCATCACTGCACCGTCAAGGTCCATGAACTGCCAGCCTTCGCCAACCTGATGGAACACCATGCTCTCAGGCGAAAGGCCGTAGAGTGCGTTGTTCGGGCAGTCGAAGTCTGCGTAGAGGACCGTTGGGCCTTCGTCACCCTGTCCGGAGACTGATGGTGAGTAGTACTGGATACCTGCGTAGCCACCCTTGAGCTGGGTCTGCTCCATGTTTCGCTTGAGCGAGAGGAACAAGTTTGCAACCGAGAGGTGAACACCTTCTGCAGAAACAAGAAGCGATGGCTTCTTGCCGCTGTTGATGAGGGTCTTCATGATTGCACCAGTGATGAGGGTCTCGGTAACTGCACGGTTGGTACCGCTGTTGCTGTTAACGTAGGCCTTCCACTTTGGCTGGCTTGAAGGGTTAATGGTGTGAAGGACTGCGCTATCGTCGACGATTGTCTGAATACCTGTCAATTCCTTCTGACCGTCACCTGGCTGGCCAGTGTTGCTGGAAGCACCGCCTGCACCTGCACGGAACAAGAAGTGTGAGGATGAAGTGGTAACTGCTGCACCGGAGATAACAACAGTCTTAGCTGATTCGCTAAGTGATGAGATCGTACGAGCAGAAGCAACTACGGTTGGGTCAGCTACGGTACCAATGTCAACAACCATGCCGCCATCAAAGAAGAGGTTGCGGAGGGCGGTTGTACCGGTTGAAGAAGCCAAAACGACAGTTGTTGAAGAAGTGGTCGTACCACACTGAGCGATAACACCGTTAGATGTACCCCAAAGCTGGCGGTTAACGTCCTTCATTGCGTCACGGCGGATTCCCTGCATTTCAGCGTCAAGTGCGTCAACGAACGCGCCACGGTCTGTAACAGCCTGACGAATTGTTGGACCACTCAGCTGGATGCGACCATAGACGTAGCGGACTGGTACGGGGACCGTCGCGAAGCCTTGGTTGCCTGCTGTTGGGAGCGTGCCATTTTCGCCGCGAGCGCCGACACCGGACGAACGTCCGAGGTGGAGTGCATGGCGGGCAACACGGCCCGTGATGGTGTCGCGGCGAGTCTCGATCTGCGAGAGGAGAAAAGTCGCTTGGTTAAGTTGGTCGATGTAATCCTTGTAGTCGTCCTTAAGGATTGCATCAACGGTGGAAAGGCTTGCGGGCACTTTGTTATTCCTTACTGTTGATTGTTGTTTTGTTGATGGATTGAGTTGTTTAGACCCACTACCCGGCGGTCCCTAGTTCTCCGAACATCGGGGCGCTATGACGTTCCGTCAACGTGCCTTTGTGGTGACTATGTTTTTACACCGTCTAATCCAAGACGAATGTATATCTATATGTTATATGTTACTTGAGCTATGTCAAGTAGCCTAACTAAGACCGTTTTGTCCAAGAC